AAAAAAAAAATGTTCTGTAAAAGATTGTACAGATGGAGCTGTGTTATATGAGAACAATAAATACTATTGCCCAGACCATTATGCAGAAAAGATACTAGAAATACCATTAAGTGAATTAGGTAAAGGTGGTGAAAAAGATGACGATTAGTTTTCTGCAAGGTGATGTATTTGATAAACTAAAAGAATTAGATGATAATTCTATTGATTGCGTAGTAACTTCTCCACCTTATTGGGGTTTAAGAGATTATGGAGTGCCAGGACAACTTGGTTTAGAGCCTACTTACCAGGAACATATCAAAAATATTGTAGAACTTTTTAGAGTTATGAAACCTAAGTTAAAAGACTCAGCAACTGTGTGGTTAAATTATGGTGATTGCTATGCAGCACAGAAAAATGGCAGATCAGCATCACAAATAAATGGTGATGACAGAACTTTTAGAGATAAACCATTTTGCACAATACAAGATTTGTTAAAACCAAAAGATTTAGTCATGATGCCAAATAGAATTGCAATAGCATTACAGGAAGATGGTTGGTGGATAAGATCAGAAATTATTTGGCATAAACCAAATCCAATGCCTGAGAGTACAAAAGATAGACCAACATCAGCACATGAAAAAATATGGCTAATTACTAAATCTAAAAAATATTATTATGATGCAGACGCCATAAAAGAGCCTTTAACATCAACTTCATTAACAAGATTAAATCAAGATATTAGAAATCAAAAAGGTAGTTCAAGAGGTAATGGTGGAATGAAATCAAATGGCAATATGAAAGCTGTTTTTGGCAAATATCAAACTGATGAAAATGAAAAAAAACATAGGCAAGGAATGTCTAAAACTAGAGGAACTAAATTAGTAGAAACAAGACCTAAACTACCTAGTCAAAAAGAATTTGTTAATTATTTAAGAAACAAAACTACATTAATAGATTTAGTTGAAAATACTAATATTAAAAAAACAACTATTGAACATTGGTTTAGAAATGATGAAGTTGGATTTGCTTTTCCATCAGTTGATGATTGGAATAAAATTAAAGATTTAATTAATGATTGTACAGATGAATTTAATAATATTGATTATGGTCTTACTTACATAGAAACTCATTTAGATGAAATTAAAAATAATCCTATTGGTAGAAATAAAAGAAATGTTTGGACAGTAACCACTAAACCTTGCAAGGAAGCTCATTTTGCAACTTTTCCTAAAGATTTAATTGAGCCATGTATCAAAGCTGGTTGTCCTGAGGGTGGTGTAGTTTTAGACCCTTTTGGTGGATCAGGTACTACTGGAATTGTAGCAAAGCAATTTAATCGTACTGCCATTTTAATAGAATTAAATCCTGACTACATAGAAATAGCTAAAAAGAGAATTGATAAAGAATTGGGTATGTTTAAATGAAATATTTTGAAAAATTTGACAAAGAACTAATTAACAACACTAACTTAAATAGCCATGAGAAGCTAATCTATGTTATTTGCAAATCCTTTGAGTTTGCACCCAATGGTTGCCGAATATCCCACAAATATTTAATGAAAAGAACTGGTATTAAAACTAGAAGAACACTTACTAAGTGCCTTGACCGACTACAGTTGTTTGGGATGCTTGCTAGAAAACAAATTAACAATGGCACAAATCATTATGTTTTTGAGAAAAATTTGATGCAAGATTATATACAACACAATTTAAATAAGCGAAGAAAAATTACATTAGCTAAAAATAAACAACAAAAAAATTATGCAATAAATGACCCAAAAGTTATTCACATAGTTAATAACAGGAAATAGTTGGGTGTATCAAAAACTTACTTTGGGTGTATCAAAAACATATCTTAATATAGAACTATATATCTATATCTATAGGGTTATTTATGACTAAGTATGTAGATCCTAAGATAATTCAAAAAGAATTATCTAAATTAACTAAAAATACTAATTTTTACTATTCTAAAGCTAAAGAAAGTAGAATTAAAAATAGAAAACAACATGATTTAAACAAAGAAATAAAACATAAACAAAAAACACTCAGCAAAGACAGATTCACACAATACATACAAGGATTGTATAGAAATAATGATAACAGCTAGATTAACTACAGAAGAATTAGATAGATTTTTAGGTATTGCAGCATTTGTAGATAGAAAATTACCAAGTATTAAAAAACCATTATGTTCAACAAATTTTCAGATGTTTACAGTATCTCCAGACAAAGATACTTACAAAGATTCGGCAGATCCCCTTGCTAAACCTAAAATTATTCCTACTTCAAAACAATTATCTATATATGATTTTGTATTATTACTTTTAATAGATGTGAAAGCAGATGAGAGAGAATTAATTTATTTAAGGAATTTTCCTTACAGATCATTTAGACAACTTAAAAGATTTTACATTGGTGATAGCCATGAAAAGATTAGATACACATATCACAGAGCTTTAGTACAAGCTTGTGAACTAGCTAATAAAAACTTAAAGAAATATTTGCAATAGATTTGACAAGTTATCAAAAAAGTAAGAGAAAAAAATTATACTTAATTTAAGTGTTTTTTTATAAAACTCTTTTTTTAGTTTGAATCATATTGTGGGGTGGTTATTCCTTTCTTTCTTTCTCTCTCTCTTAGGTTACACCCCACTATGATTATTTATGTTCTATTGGCTTAAAGTCATGTAATTTAAGCTTTTTTAACTCTTTCCTATTCTTTAATGCTGATTGGAACTTATCTTTATTCCTATAGTATTTAACAATAGGAAAATTATACATAACAATAGGAGTCTTGAGTATTTTATTTTTATTAAACATATATCTCTCCTTTGATTCGTTAGAATCAGTTTATAACAATAGTAAACACTATCGCTAACAGTATTACAACCTTTAATAAGTAAGAAATATGGCTAATAAAACCAAGTACAATAAGACTTTAATCAAAGAAATATTATCAGAACTAGCTGTAGGTAAATCTATAAGAAGCTGTTTAACACCAATAAACAAAGCTAAAGATAGACCATGTTGGGAAACATTTAGAAGCTGGATGAGAAAAGATCCAGAACTAAGGCAGCAATATGAAGATGCTAAAACAGATGGTATTGAATATTTATTATCTGATGCACAAGATTTACTTAACGAAAGTATTGAGAATAGTAAGTTTAAAGAGAAAACAGATTTAGGTCAGACTCACTTAATTAAATCATTTGTTGATCTAAGTAAGTGGAAATCTGAACGAATTGCACCCAAATACTA